CGGTCGAGCTCGGGCGCAGGGGTCGAGCGTCCGGCGGGGGCAGCGGCGCGCACGGGCGCCCCTATCTGCGTCATGCCCCTGACGGCGCGCTCGGACGCCTCGACGCGCTCTTGGTAGTCGCGGACCCGGGCAAGGTCGGCATCGGTGACTCCAAGGCCGCCCTTGCGCGCCGCGTCCTGCAGAGCCTGCGTCAGGCCCTGCCGGGCCTCGGTGAGGCGCGTCCCGAGCTGCAGGGCCTCGCGGATGGCCTCGTCTGTCGCGCCGGGCCCGATGACCGACAGCACGCGCTGCGTCACGTCAACGGCGCCCTGCTCCTGCGCGGCGTATCGATCTTGGATGGCCTTGGCAAGGTCGCGCTCTGCGTCGGCGGTCTCTTTCGCCGCCTCCTTGTGCCGACGCAGCGCCTCGGCCCCCGTCGTCCCCATCGTGAGATCAACCCCGGACATCAGCTCGCGGACTGCGGCGTCGATCTGTTTGTAGGCGTCCGCGATGTCTTGCAGGCCGCCGAAGAGCGCGCCGCCAGCGAGCCCGGCGGCCGTCAGCTTGAAGACGTCTCCGAGGCCGTTGAAGACCTCCAGTGCCTTGCCGGCCGGGCTGGTCACGCCCTCAAGAACCGCGTTGAGCCGGCCGAACCCGACGCCGGCAGCGGCGCCAGACCTCCCGACCTGCTCCTCGGCCGCGGAGAACCGCCGGAGCGCCGCCGTTGCCTCGTCGGCACCCTCGGCGACGACCTTGACCCCCGTGCGCTCAAGGACTGCCATGTGACCCCCTGCGCGCCTCGTGCTCGCGGCGCGTGCGCTCGTGCTCTTCGCGCTCGACGGCCGCCTGCTCGCTCTCGACGGTGAGAATGCCGTCGATGAGCGCGGGCGTCGGTTCTGGGTACAGGTCCGTCACGGGGCCGCCCCTCGCCCGCCAGTTGACCGCGCGAATGACGCCGCCAACCCACGCAGACGACAGCGCGCACTCGGGGCAAAAGTCGAACGACTCGCCCATGAGGCCCGGCGCTGCGTCGGTGATGCGGCCGTGCTCATCCCTCAGCCCCCACCCTGGACTGCCGCCGCCGGCGCAGCCGTCGCAGGAGTAGCAGACGCCCCCGCCGCGGGCTGCGGCTCTCCGGACGGCGTACCGGAGGACGAGGGCGCCGCTTTTCCCAGGGCGCCCAGAGCGAGCGCCCGCTGCGCCACCTCGAGGATGATGGCCGCGTACAGGTCCGACCCGGCGAGGAGCTCCACCGGATACCCATCGGGGCCGGGGCGCGTGTCGGGCAGGTCAGAGAGCCAGAGCAGACCGCGGCGAGCGGCCTCGACGTGTTGCGCGATGGACCGCGGCGGGCCGGCCGCGTGCTGCTCTGCCACGGCGGACACGATCAGCAGGTCGTGCCGGGAAAGGCCCCGGACCTGCACCCGCGTCGCACCGTCGGGCAGCGGCCCGACCCATGGCCCGCCGTTGGGGTCGCGGAGTCGGGCGGCAGCGGCAGCGGCTGCGTCAGATGCCAGCACGTCGCGCATCGCCGGATCGCACGCGAGGGGGCCGGTCCACGTCTCCAGGCGGGACAGCTTGATGTCGAGCGCCACGGTGCCCCCTTACGCCACGAAGGCGAGGCGTAAATGCGTGTTGGCCTGGACCGCCGATCCGTCGTCCCCCGCGTACTCCCCCCCGCCGAACACGACGGGGATGGTGGTGATGCGGTCGCCGACCTCGATGGATGGGAAGTCCATCGGCTCGGCATTGGGCAAGACGACGGCCATGCCGCACCCGGCCGCAGTCGGGCCGGGGATGGGGATGATGATGCTGCGGTGCTCCTCGTCGTAGATCATCGACTCCCAGGACCCGGAGTCCTTGAGCCGCGCGGTGACCATGCACGTCGCCGCCTTGATGCTCCAGTCGGACTGTCCCGCTCGGGTCAGACCGAACCCGCCGTCTGTCGTCAGCTCGGACTCGATGGCGATGGACGGCGCCTCCGTCATCGACAGGTCATGCGCGTCGCTCGGAGTGATCGGCGTGGCCGGGGTGTAATCCTCGGAGTAGACGCAGGACGCCACGAGGAACTTGGCTGCGTGGCTGGTCGTCACGCCGAAGTGCCGCGGGCTGGCGATGGCGACCGGGGCCGAGTCGATGGCGCCGTCGGCGGCGGCGATGGTGAACGTGAGCACAGGCGTCCGGCTGTCGTCGCCGGTGAACGAGATGCGCACGGCCGAGATGCGGCACCCGAGGGCATAGATGGTGCGATTGCGGTCCTCGTACCGGCAGGCGAACGACGGCCCCGACGCTGAACCGGCGCCAGACACGGGCACGAACAGATGGCAGAGTCGCAGCGTGGCGGCGTCGTCGATTTCGGGCGCCGTCGGGTGAAACGTGATGGTGTCCGTCCCGCTGTTGACGTCGACGACTGCGCGGAAGTGCAGCCGTGCGCCGGAGTAGAAGGCGAACACATCGCCCGGGACGAGCTTGTTGATGTCGGCGTGGTCGACCGTGAACGTCCCGCCGGCACCGTTGGAGGTCGCGGGCGTCAGGGTGGCGCCGGCGGTCTGCGTTCGATGGTGGAGAAACGACCGGAGCAGGACCCCGAGCGCGGTATCGGCGAGCACCGCCGACCCCATGAATCGGAGGTCCATCTCGACGTCGAACGACCCCTTGAGCCGCTCGTGAAAGGTCGTCGTATACCCCGCCTCGGGCTCGATGCGCTGCGCTCCGCCGCCGCTCGCGGACACCCGCTGCGGCTTGTAGACGCCCTGCTTCATCGAGTTGGCGAGGGCGCCGATGCTCGTCCCGTTGGGGTAGCACTGCAGCCAGGTCAGGCCGCTCGGGTCGATGACGTTGGGGTTCGTCGCGTCCGGCGACGCGAACGTCGACTCTTCGGCGACTGCAAACGACGCGCCGTCTCCGTATCCGCTGCTCATGGTGCGTACCTCACGGTGAGTCGGACGGTGAGCAGCCGCAGCCGCCCCCCGTCCGGGTAAATGATCTCGTCGATGGTGGTGTCAGGCAGGACGGAGAGGTCGTCCCCCTCCGAATCCCAGACGTCAGGGGGGCGCACGGCGCCGATGATGTCGGCCGCGTCCCGGCTCATTGTCGCAGTCCAGTCCGCCGCGTCGGGCTCCTCGCCCGCCGGGTAGGACACCCGGATCTCCCAGGCCTCCGCGGCGAGGTCGAGGGCGGCGCCGGCGGTGATGTGCCCGGTGTCGAGCAGCCCTGACCCGGGCGAGACCCGCAGCTCGAACCGGCGCATCTGCGGGCCGCACTCTTCAAGGTCGCCGTGCCGCTGGTCGTGCAGCGTGTACCCGGCGTCGCGGATGCGCGTCGGGACGATGCCACAGACGGCGTCGACGACGGCAACCCAGAGGCCCGCGCGGCTCATCGGGCGCGCTCCATCGCGGCCCGGATGATGGCCGGGAGCGCGTGGTCGTTGATGTCGCGGATGTCCGTCGGGGACAGGCCAATCCAGGGCCGGGCGCGGTCGGTCTGCGGGCCGTACTCCAGGGGTTGGCCGGTGAGAGAGATCAACGCTTCGGTGCGCGAGACCCAAACGATGCGGAACGACCGACGCATCTGCCCCGAGAGGGTGAGATCGACGAGCACGCCGACGGCGCCGTCACGGTTGCGCAGGCCCCGGCGGCTCTCGCGCTTGTACTGCGCGTATCCCCCGGGGTAGTGCCGGCCGGTCTGCGGCCACCTCTTGCCCTTGGGCGGTTGGCCGTTGACGAGCAGGCGCCGCGGGCGTCCCGGGCCGTACGCCGGCTCTCCGCCCTTTGGCGTCAGCCTTTTGGCGGTCTCGGACGCAAACGGGATGGTCGTCGGGCGCGTCGAGTACCGGCGCAGGTCTCGGTCATCCTGCCCGACCCCGCGCTGAAACGTCCGCTCGACGATGGCCGCGTGCACGGCGAGCGCATACTGACGCATCGCCCGCGCGTCCCAGATGCCGGCCGGGATGGGTCGAGAGGGCCGGATGACGGTGAGGCTCATCGGTCATCACCCATGGAGCCGCGTGTCAGCGTGACGGGCTCGTCGCCCTCGTCGATGTCGACCATGGACAGGTCGGAGGTCCCGCACGACGAGACGGAGACGTACCCGGCGACCTGGGTCTCTGAGGTGTCGACCGTGCCGTCGCCGTCGGAGTCGAGCCAGAGCAGAGACGAGAGGGCGGCCCTGAGTGCGACCTCGATGTCAGCGTCCAGGCGGTCGAGCGCGGCGGTCTGGTCTCGCCCGGCGATGTGCCGGTCGAGCAGGACATGGCGAGCGGTGAGCAGGCCATGCACGCGGCGGAACTGCGTCCCGCTGAGCTGGTCGACCGACGCCCCCCGCAGCACCCCCGACGCGATGATACGGTCCCGGAGGTCCGCGAGGGCCAACTCACGCGCGGACTCCCATCCGGGCAGGCCGGCGGCGACGGCGCCGAGAGAGGGCCAGTACCGCGACACGTCCTGATCGGTGAGCCCGGTCCCGAACGGGATGCGGGCGACGACGAGCACGCCAGAGTGGTGGCTCTCCTGTCCCGCGACGCCGTTGACCGTCGGGTTGTAGGTCACGCGCCAGCGCACGGCCTTGACCGGCGCGTTCCCGATGTGCGCCGCCTCGAGCTTCACCGTCCGCCGGACGTAGTGCAGGTCAGCCCCGGCGCTGAGGGCCACGCGCATCGGGAGCGCGGCGGCCAGGTGGACGTACCCGGAGAGCGCCCCAATCACCTCGTGGCGCGTGATGCTCACGGGGATCTGAGCTTGCGCACCGTCGGAGAGCACGGCGGGCTCAGGCACGGAGCCGAACGCGGCGGGCGCCGCAGCGTACGTCACCGTCAGGCGCCGCCGGTCGTCGCTCACGGCAGAGACCGTGTCGGACGCGCGGTCGAGGGCGAGATCGTACGTCTGCGTCCCGCCGGGCCAGTACACCGTCAGGACCACGTCGGCCGCAGTGTCGACGATGGCGCCCCCCGGGGGCGTCCAGACGAAATCGTAGTCGGCGCCGATGGTGCAGGTGCGAGTCATCGCGAGGCCCCCTGATTCGCGCGGGTGATGTCGGATGCGCTGCCCTCTGTCAGGCCGCGGGCCTTGAGCAGAGCAGCCGGCGCCTGGACCCAGGAGTGTCGGCAGTTGTAGCCGCCGCACGAAAACACGGGGTGCGGCAGCGGCGTCCCGTTGTCGAGGTCCGACAACTGCGCGCGGCGGAAGAAGCGGCCGACGAGCGCGCGGCAGAACGGCCGCTGGATGCCGTCGATGGGGCCGACATACCCCCATCGCAGATCCTCGCCGTCGGGGTCGGCAGACGCCGCAATCTCCGCGGAGATGAACCGGTCGACGACGGCGGTCTGCGTCTTCGCCTCGGTCACCGCGGCCGGCAGAGAGATGCGCGCACGCTGGCTCAGGCGGGCCGATAGGTCATCGAGGGTGGTCAGGGCGCGCGCGTCCTGCAGCCCGTCGAGGATGCCCTGCGCGAGAGGCCGCTCAATGGTCGCATCCCACCACGACGCAGCGTCCTGATACCGGGCATCGAGCGCTGCGGCGAGCCCTTCCTGATCGAGGCCCACGTCTTCGCGCCGCAGGCCTGCGGCGACGGCGGCGTCTTCGGCGTACCCGGCGAGCGTCGCGAGGCGCCGAAACCACTCGGCCTGGCTGTCGTTGACGCCGAGCTCGTACAGGATATCGAGCACGTCCTCGAGGGTCGTGGTATCGACCGCGACCCGGATGTCCCCGAGGCCTCTCGACTCCAGAGCTTCGACGATGCGCGCGCCGATCTCGTCGGCGATGCGCGCGAGGTCGCGCTCGATGGTGTCCCCGGTCTCGGTGATGTACTCGTCCCGGCGCCGAAGAATGGACTCCAGGCGGGACGAGCGAGAGCCGGATGCCGCACGGGCGCCCGGCTCGGGCAGAAACGGGACGGACCCGCCCGCAGACGCCGACACGTCGGCGCAAGGGGCGGGCGCGTGCATCACGTCACCTCGACGCCGGGCGCCGGGTTGACGGGGGCTGCCTTGCCCTTCGCGGCCTTGGCCTCGGGCTTGCCGGGCTTGGCCTCGACGGCATCGACCTCGACGGGGATGAGGGCGGGCTTGCCGCCCTTGCCGTCGATGCGCTCGTTCAGTGCCGCCGCCTGGACCGCCGTCAGCTCGTAGACTCCGGGCCCCTCGATGCCGAGCCGCGGGACGCAGGTGTCGGTGGCGGGGGCGAACCGGTACAGCATCACTCCACCGCCGCGGTGTAGAGCTGACCGAGGGACGAGTCGGCGACGACGATGTCCCAGTAGGCTTCCCCGGCGATGACGGTGCCGCGGGCCTTCGGGGGCTCCTGCATCGTCGCCGTGATGTTGATCGGCAGCGTCGCGCCGCCGAAGTTGAGGCCCGTCGTCTCCTGATTGTCGACGACGACGGCCACGGCGCGACGCTCGAGGACCACGCCGGCGTCGGAGAGTTCGCCGGGGGTCGGAGACAGGTTGCCGACCCAGATTGATTTGCCCCAGACGTAGGCGCCGACCTTGGTGAGGCCGGGCGCCGCGGTGTTGTGCCGCGCGCTGCCGACGTGCAGCCGGACGTTGTGTCGCGCCTCGATGCGGGACCGCGCCTCTTCCGCGGTGAGCATCTCGGCCTGCCCGGCGCCGCTCGTCACCACGCGGAGACCCTGCGTCGACAGGCACCGGCGATACGCATCGAACACCTGCTGACCCATGACGATGTCGGTGGCCTCGCAGTTTGCTTTTTCGCGGTGACGCTGGAGCATGATGTCGATGTCGAGGTCGCACACGGCCGTGGAGTAGGTGCTCCACTGGACGCCACCGCCGCCGAGATCGGCGACGGCCGCGTTGGTCCAGTTGCCGGTGGTGAACAGGACCGTCGCGAGATTGGCCTCCATCTTGAGCCCCAGGAACCGCCCGATCTGGCCGGCCGCCGCGCTCTTGAGCGGGCCCTTGCCCTGGTTCCACTTCTCGTGACGGTCGAGCACCAGGCGCGCCCGCTTGTGCTCCTTGAGGGAGTAGTTGACGGTGGTGTCCGTCTTGCCCTCCATCATGGGGTAGTCGCTGTCGAGCGAGGTCTCGGACCCCTCGGGCGAGCCCATGAACTCGTCGGTGTTGGCGACGATGATCTTGCCGGCCTGTCG